CGGGCATCGGCCACGCCGCTGCGCTCCAGACACTCGATGGCCATGTCGCGCAGGGTCATGTTTGCCATCTGCTGTGCGCCATCGGAGGCCTTTTCGGGATTCAGGCCACCACGGATCAGCAGACCGTCTGCTGCATCACGGCGGAATTCGTCCTCGCCGGAGCCGGTGACCTTAATGCCAGTGCGGATGGGTGCGCCGTTCTTGCGCAGGCCATCCATGATGGCTGCACGGACCTGCTCCACGGTGCTGCCGTTCTGGATATAGTCCAACTCGGAAACGCCGAAGTCACGGCACATT